GCGCTATCCGCTCTCAATTGTCGGATGCTCCATCGATTGGCGCGGAAGCGTATTATTGCGGTTGGAGATCCCTATCAATCCATATACGCTTTTCGAGGTGCCGATACACAAAGTATGCCGCGCCTCAGAGAGACGTTTTCAATGGAGGAATATACACTATCCGTGTCGTTTCGATGTCCAGTCCGGGTGGTCGAGCGAGCCCGTAGTCGCGTTGCACATTTCAAATGGCGACATGAAGCACCCGAAGGTCAAATTGTGGAGTTCACCGAGTGGAGCGTCAGCGACATCCCCGACGGCGCGGCCATCATCTGCCGCAACAACGCCCCGCTCTTCAAGCTCGCGCTAACGCTCCTACGGAGTGGTCGTGGGTGCCAGCTTGTCGGCGCGGACATTGGCCCGGGGCTCGTGAAAATCCTACGCAAACTCGGCCCCGAGTCCATGAAACAAACGGAGGTTCTCGATGCGATCGACCAGTGGGAGGAGCAAAAGCTCGCGAAAAGCCGAAGTCCCGGTAGCACCACCGATAGAGCTGAGTGTCTCCGTGTCTTCGCCTTACAGGGATCAGTGTTATCCGAAGCTATCAGCTACGCAGAACATCTTTTTGCGTCCAAAGGACCCATCCAACTTCTCAGCGGTCATAAAGCTAAGGGTCTTGAATGGAGTCACGTCTTTCACTTGGACCCCTGGCGAATCCCCTCCAAGTTCGCCGAAGGCGAAGAGGCCCTTGAGCAAGAGCTAAACGTCCGTTACGTAATCGAGACCCGGCCGAAGGCCTTCCTCGGCCTCATCAACCTCAACCAAATGGCCGAACTCGCGCCGAAGGAGGTCGCATGACCAACCCCATCGCCGAGTTCTTCGAGGCCGCCCGCCGAGAGGGCGCGGTCATCGGGCCTTTCGCGTCCAGGCGAGACGCCCAGATGTTCCGGTCCCGCGCGAACACCTACCGCCGGAACGCCCGGCGCGAGGGCGACCACGGCCTAGACCACTTGGTCATGCGGATCACCCAGGACCACCGGATCGTCGCCGCGCCGCTTGCGGCCCCGCCGATTCGCGCGCTTGAGCCGGGCGATTTCGCTTGACGGGACCGCGATAGCGTGGCACCATACCAATCGACGGGCACACCCCGTTAACCTTTACAACCATTCCAAAGGAACTTCGTTCATGCCAACCATTCTGATCCAGGGCCTGGAGTTTTCCGTTCCGGCCCCCTACGTTGCCGGCGCGCACGAACTCACCGAGGGCGAAGCCAAGACGCTGAACCAGACCCTCGCGGAGAACGTCCGCAACAACTTTGCCAAGCGCGTGACCGCGGAGAAGGAGACCGCCGAACGCGAGGGCCGCGAACCTGCGATCAACGCCCTGCAGGCCGACCTCGACGCCTACACTGACGCCTACGAATTCGGCGTCCGCCAGGGTGGCGGAGGTGGCGGTGGCCGCACTGCCGACCCGGTCGGGGTCGAGGCCATGGAACTCGCACGCGCCGACGTTCGCGCCGCGCTGGTGAAGGCCGGCAAGAAGCTGAAGGACTACAAGGCGGCGGTGATCTCCGAGGCCGCGAAGAAGCTGGTCGACTCCAAACCGCGCTACCGTGAACTCGCGGCGGAGCGTGTCGCCCAGATGCAGGAAGCGGCCGAGGCCAGCATGGCCGATGTCATGGCGGTCGTGGACTCGGTGCCGGCTGCGGCCTAAGTCGGCCCGAGGGGTCCCGCCCATGATGGAGCAATGGCCGCTAGGCTATCATGGGCGGGGGAACCCCGGTGCTTGACTTTTTCTACGAGGCCCTAGCCTCCGACCACGGAGTAGAGATTGCAACCCCCGACCCGGCGCGCTTGCGCCAGCAACTCTACCCCATCAGAAAGCAGGACCCTATGTTCGAGTGCCTGTCCCTCGTGGTCCCCGCGAAGCCCGGGGTTCTCTGGATTGTGAAACGGAGGCAGCCATGACCGAAACCATACCTGACGAGGTGATCGAGAAGATGGCGGATCAGTTCTACGAAGAGCGGGTCGTGGACGGTCACTGGAAAATCATGGCTCACGATTGGCAGGCACTTCAAGACCTCACGGAAAAAATGCGCGCCGCCCTCAAGGCAGCCGAAGCTGTGGGCTGGGTGATGGTGCCCGTGAAGGCGACAGACCACATGGTCAACAAAGGGTACGAAAAGGCTAACAGCATTGGGCCGAACGTATTCGGTGCCATTCCTGACACAGCATGCGATTTAGCATACCGCGCCATGATCGCTGCCCGACCGAAGGTGCCCCATGCCCAAGACTGAAACCGAGGCCGTCGAGCCCAAGCTCATCCGGCTTTTCGCCGGGGACTTCGAGCGCCTCGCGTCCCTCTACCCGCACGTCTCGACCGCAAAGGTCATCCGGAACCTCGTTCGCGCGCATATCCTCAAGGTCGAGGACCGGGCGCGCGTGGTGCGCGCGAAACCTACGGAGGTGGATTTGGGAGGGCTGATTGATGAGTGATCTCGACGAACTCTTCTCCCGCGACCCGCTTAAGCTCTCCGACCAGGACCTCGACCTCATCATCGTTAAGGTCCGGTCCCAACTCGCCCAATTCAACCTCGATGGGAAGTCCCAGCGCCCGACCAAGGCGAAGGTGAAGAAGTCCCTCGATGAGCCGAAGAAGGCGAAGCCCTCGCAGATTGACCTGAGCGAGATTGGGCTAGAGTAACCATGGCCGAAGACGTCTACGGCGGCATCTCGCCCTTCATCCCCGGCACGCGCATCCAGTACGTGTGGGACTCGACGTCTCTTGGGATGCTCAAGACCTGCGCTCGCCTGTACCAGTACCAAATGATCGAAGGGTGGACCACGCGCCATGCCTCAGTGCATCTCAAATTCGGCATTCTCTACCACTCCGCCCTCGAACGCTTCGACCGGCTCCGCGCCGACGGGCTCTCCTACGAAGACGCTGTGCGCGGTACGGTGCGAACTCTCCTCGAGTCGACCTGGGAACGGACGGACGCTTCGCACGATCCGGCTGGTGTGGAAATACCGGCTCGATCCGCCCCGTGGGAATCGGGCGACTCGTACAAGAACCGAGCGACCCTTCTTCGGTCAGTCATTTGGTACTTGACGGAGTTCAAGGACGATCCCGCCGCGACAATTCGGCTGGCGAACGGGAAGCCGGCGGTGGAACTATCGTTCAAGATGGAGCTAGACTATGGTCCTAGCCTTGGATATCTCGGTTATGATTCCTCTGTTGGGAATGTTAATCAGCCTTATATACTTAGCGGCCATATTGATCGGCTGGTTACTTTCCAGGGCGGTGTCTACGTCACGGACAGGAAGACGACGAAGTCCGCCCTCGGCTCCCACTACTTCGACCAGTACACCCCCGACAACCAAATGACCCTCTATTCCCTCGCGGCTCAGGTGGTGTACCACGCCCCGGTAAAGGGCGTCATCATCGACGCGGTGCAGATCGGTGTGGGCTTCGCGCGATTCGGTCGGGGCTTCGCGTATCGCACGCCAGCGCAACTCGACGAGTGGCTCGCCGACACCCGCATCCGCTTGCGCGAAGCGGAGGGCTACGCCACAGACCACTATTGGCCCCAAAATGATAAGGCCTGTAGCATGTATGGCGGATGCCCGTTTCGGGAAGTTTGCAACAAAGATCCCAGTGTTCGTAAGAACTTCCTTGCCGGGAACTTCGAGAAGAACTACTGGAATCCCAGAAAACAAAGGTGAAACTCTATGCCTCTACTTTCTGAACACCGTGCCTGGAAAAATCCGATGATCCCGCGATTTCTTAAATTCGTTGATAAGAGATCGAACGGTTGTTGGCACTTCACTGGATGTAAAGACAAAAAAGGCTACGGAAACTTTAGTGTGGCTCATGCTACTAGTAAACTTGCACATCGGGTTTCCTTTGAAATATTTAACGAGATAAAAATTCCGACGTCTTCTTTGTTTGTCTGTCATAAATGCGATAATCCTAGCTGTGTAAATCCGGCGCATTTATTCTTGGGCAGTAACACAGATAACATGCGAGATGCCCGCATGAAAGGACGTAAGTTAGGACGCAAAGCGAAACTGAGTGAAAATGATTATGAGAAAATCTTTGTAGAGGTGCAAAAGAAAACACCTTACAAGGACATTGCGTTTATGTATGGAATCACACTCGGTCACGTAACCTGGGTAAAACAGAGGATGACGCAAAATGCCGCTCGCAAGTGACCACAAGGCCGATGAATATGTTAAACTGCTTGGAGTGGGCGATAGTGGCACCGGGAAGACGGGGTCTCTTGTCTCTCTAGTGAAGGCTGGTTACAAAATCAGATCACTCGATTTCGACAATGGGATCGCACCTTTGATCGCCCAAACTAAACAACAGTGCCCGGAGAAACTTGGCAATATTCACTTCATTGCGGAGGGACTTCGAGATAAGTTTAAGCCGGGTCCCGGAGGAGCCATGCTTCCGGATGGTCCAGTTCGTGGCTTTACTAATGCTATTGGACTACTGGATAAATGGATTGAGAAAGACGAAAAGGGCAATGTCATAATTGACTATGGAGCACCTCGCACATGGGGACCGGACACGATTCTAGTTCTCGACACCCTGACGTTCCTGTCGGACGCAGCGTTCAACTGGGCGACCGCGATGAACCCTGGAGCAAAGGACCCCCGCCAGTGGTACAAAACCGCTCAAGACGCAGTCTCTCATATGCTCGGGCTCTTGTCGAGTGCCGACTTCAAAACCAACGTCATAGTCTTCGCGCATGTAAAATATATGGATCGGCCGGACGGCAGCGTAAAGGGGTATCCCACTTCGGTGGGTTCTGCCCTTTCACCCGAGATCCCTGCGTATTTCAACTCAGTGGCGCTCTATCAAACTGTCGTCGGCGGCCGGCGGACGATCAGGACCCAGGCCACGGCCCTGATCGACCTGAAGAACCCCGCCAGCTTCAAGATGGCCCCGGAGTTCGACCTGAACGAGGGCCTCGTGAAGTTTTTTGAAACCCTGAAGGGGCCTTTGCCCAAGGAGGTGCCAACCAAATCCTGACGTGCCTACCCACACCTATACCTAAGGAACCAAACCTATGGCTAATTTCGCATCAGTGCTCGATCGCAAGTCCGCCGAAATCGAGAAGCCCAAGCCGTACCCGGTCGGGGGCCTCGTGATCCAGCTCGGCCAGTTCAAGGAAGTCGAGATGGGGAAGGACAAGACGCCGGCCCTGGAGTTCGAGTCGGTCATTCGGGACGTCATGCCCGACGTTAACATGGCTGACTACGGTGGGACCGTCGTCGGCAAGCCCTACCGCCTGCGGTTCTTCCTCACCGAGGACTCCGCGTGGCGCTTGGACGACTTCCTGACCAAGATCCTCCAGATCCCCGACGACGGTTCGTCCCTCCGTCAGCGCCTCGCGCAGGCCCCTTCGCGCCTCTGCGTGGTGAACAACAAGCACCGGCCCTCCGCCGACGGCTCGGCCGTCTACAACGACCAGGGCACGTTCGCCCCGGCACCGTAGCGCAAGGTAGCGTGGAGCACAGGGCGCAGGTAGCGCCCGCTTTTATCGGAGACCATTATGCTTTGGGTTCTTTTCGTCGTTTCGTGGGGTTATTCTTCCTCGGTAACTTCACACGAGTTCAACACTGAAGCTGCCTGTAAACAGGCTATTGTGGGGATGGCAAAAGCGTATCCCCGCGCAAATACTTTTTGCGTTCCGAAGGGCCAGTAATGACCTCCGGCACCTTCGAGTACATCCCCCTGTCCTCCGTCCGCATCGACCGCGCTTCCCGCCAACGCAAGGAGGTCGGCGATGTTAGCGAACTTGCTGATTCTATCCGACGTCTTGGTCTTATCCATCCTATCGTGGTTGATCGTAGGCTATTTCTTATTGCTGGCGAAAGACGTCTGGAGGCGCATCGTCTCCTTGGCCTCGATTCTATCGCGGTACAGTGGGCGGACGACCTCTCGCCATCGGACCGACGCGCGATCGAACTCGAAGAAAACGTAAAGCGCAAGGACATCTCCTGGCAGGAACAATCCCTCGCGATCCGCGAGTATCATGAGTTCCGCCGGGCGGCCGACCCCTCGTGGAGCGAGCGCCAAACCGGCGACGCCCTGGGCTACGCCCCGAACTCCATCTCCAAGTTCCTCGGGGTCGGTGCAGGACTGGCCTCTGGCCATGCCCGAATTACCGAGGCCCCGAGGTTCTCGACCGCTGTCGGCATCATCGAGCGGGAGCGCAGCCGGGCCGATGCGGCGAGCCTCGCGGCAATTGCGGAGATTGAAGAGACCCCGGAGATCGAGGACCTTGTCATCAACACCGATTTCATCACTTGGAGTGAAGCATATGAAGGACCAAAATTTAATTTCCTTCACTGCGATTTCCCCTACGGGATTGAAGCTGATGCTTTCAACATGGGTGGTGCCTCTCTCCACGGGGGATACACTGATTCCTTTGAGTATTTTGAACATCTTATCGGGGCTCTTGACCGAAGGATGGACAGTATCGTTAACGACAGCGCCCACTGCATCTTCTGGTTCTCCCCCAAACACTACACCTACACCTACCAGCGCCTAGCAGCCCTGCCGGGCTGGACCTTCGATGAGTATCCCCTGGTTTGGCACAAGACCGACAACACTGGAATCGTCCCGCGCCCGCACCACTCCTTGCGGAGGGTCTACGAGACCGCGTTCTTCGGCTGGCGAGGGGACCGCCGAACGGTCAAGGCCGTTGGCAACACCTTCGGCGCGCCCACCGAGCGCGACATCCATATGTCGGTCAAGCCCCAGGCGATGCTGGAGCATTTCTTCTCCGCCATCGTCGACACCAATACCCTCATGCTCGACCCGACTGCCGGGAGCGGAAGCGCGCTCCGCGCGGCACTGGCCCTGGGCGCGAAGCGGGTCGTTGGGCTGGAGATCAACCACGAATTTGCTAATGCCGCGAATGAGCGGCTAAGGAGGACACGATGAGCACGAAGAAAATTCTCGACGCCCGGGCGAAAACGCACGGGAGCTTCGCAGAAAACGCACGTATTTCGCAGGCCTTAAAAGCCGTAATGGAATCAGGCTCTTACGAAAAACTGCCTGATACTCATCGTGAAGCACTGGATATGATTGCTCTTAAACTCAGTCGAATTCTTTCCGGTCAGCATAATTACCGAGATCATTTTGACGATATTGCAGGGTATGCTACACTTGTTGCAGAGGAACTTGACGCATGAAAATAAAACTTGGCAAGAGCATTGTTGAATACTCACCGGAAACAGGTGAATTCAAATGGGTGCTTGCCTATCGTAAGCCATTTATGACGGGTAAACTAGCGGAGAAAGCCATGTCTAACGGTTATCTCTATATTAAAGCTAATGGCAGGATGCATTCCTGTTCACGACTCGCTTTTAATATCATGAATGGCGGTATTGATCCAACAAAAGAAATCGACCACATTGATGGTAATAATCAAAACAATCGTCCTGAAAATTTAAGAGAAGTTACAAGGAGTCAAAATATGATGAACACCATTTTAGCTCCAAATAAAATAGGTATAAGAGGTGTTTCTCTCCACAGACAAAGTGGCTTATTTCGTGCGCGATTTCGAGACAAAACAACTTACCATACTACGGCAGAAGAAGCCCGCGCCGGCTACGCTACCCTCGTCGCGAACACCCTGGAGGACTAAGTGCAATATAAGATTGCACTTATTGGGGAAGCATACGGAGAGGCTGAAGAAAAACAGCGGCTTCCCTTTGTGGGCGCATCGGGTTGGCTTCTTAACTCGATGTTGGAAGACGCGGGTATTGCTCGTCACGAATGCTTCCTCAGCAACTGCTTTAACCTACGCCCCGCGCGAAACGACATCCTGAACCTGTGCGGGCCGAAGAAGGAGGTAAGCCATGCGCTTGGACCTATCAAGGCTGGAAAATATATCCTTGACAAGTACCTTGGAGAACTCGAAAGGCTTCGTTCTGAACTTGAAGCAGCGAGACCTAATCTCGTTGTTGCTCTTGGCGGAACAGCCTCTTGGGCTCTCCTCGGTGACAGTCGCATCTCTAAGATTCGGGGCTGCATTGCGGAAAGCGTGGGTAGCACCAAATGGAAATGTCTCCCTACATTTCACCCCGCCGCCATCCTCCGCCAGTGGGAACTCCGGGCCGTCACAGTCCTCGACCTCGTAAAGGCGAAGCGCCAAGCCGAGTTCCCCGACATCCGCCGGCCCGAGCGCACGGTCTACACTGAGCCAACCCTAACTGACCTCGAGTGGTTTTATGAGACGCACATTCAGTCAGCAAAGGCGCTTGCGTTTGATATCGAGACATCAGGCGACATTATCACATGCATTGGGTTCGCTCCCTCTTCTACAGTGTGTCTCGTGGTACCGTTCATGGATACCCGAAGCAGTGGAAAGTGCTATTGGGGCTCGCAGCACGAAGAGACTGCCGCATGGGCATTTGTTAAGAGGGTTCTGGCCTCGCCGATGGCGAAAATCGCGCAAAATGGCGCGTATGATCTTGGGTTCCTCTGGCGGCGATACGGGATCGCGGTGAGGAACTTCACTGAGGACACAATGCTCCTGCACCACAGCCTCCAGCCCGAGAGCCCGAAAGGGCTTGGCTTCATGGGCTCCGTCTACACCGACGAGCCTGCGTGGAAGATCATGAGAGAGGGGAAAGAAGATGAAACCATCAAACGTGATGCCTGAAAGGAAGGTGGAA